TATGCGAACGCTGTGATGATGTCTGGGTGGAGTCACGCTACGGCGAGTGGCTGGAAGCCAACCCCTACCAGGAGTATGTCAAAACTTTAAAACCGAGGTAGTCGTGACAGACAAAAAAAACGGCAAAAGCATCATAACGGGGCGCAAGAGTTCTTTGTCAAAAAAAACTAAAGAGAAAGAGAAAAAGAAGAAGAAGAATAGAAAAAAAATGTCTGATGAAATGAAAGAAAAATGGATAAATTCTATTTTGTCTGGGTCAACTACAATGCCAATGTCTAATGTGCCAATCAATATGCAGAAATTTGTTTCCGCAATGTCTAAAAAATAAATGCCCCAACTGACTGAACATTTCTCCAGGGAAGAGTTCGCCTGCAAATGCGGGTGCGGCGCCGACAAGGTGTCGAAGGAGTTGGTGGAGAAACTGGAACTTGTCCGCTTGATGTACGGCAAGCCCATGCGTGTCACGAGCGGGGTGCGCTGCGCTTTTCATAACCAGGGAGAGGGCGGAAAAAAGACTTCAGCCCATTTGCAGGGTGAAGCGGCGGATATTGCCGTGAAGGATTGCTCTGAGCGGGATCTCCTGGTGGGGTTTCTCAGAACGCAGTTTCTCCGCATGGGGGTGGCAAAGAGTTTTATCCACGTGGATATACAGAAGCACAAACCCGCGCCGTGCTTATGGGTGTATTGAGTGTCAAACAGCAGATCCGCGCCCTTCAGCCTGAAGACTGCATCGCCATTGAATGGGATGACGCCGGGGATATCGAGGGGGAGAGTACATGGGCGGATCTGAAGGATGTGAAGAATTACAAGGAAATCCCTGTCAGGACAGTTGGTTTTTTTCTGAAAGCGACGAAGAAGACGATTTACTTCTGCAACAACATTGAATCGGGTGACAAGGAGAATAAGAGTACGGCAGTACGGGGGCAGATCCCCATAGGCTGTATTAATAAAATTTATAAACTGGAGGTTCTGTAAAAATGATCAAGGTATTGATCGACATGATTGACAACTATGCGTCGGGATACAAGACGTACGCCCTGATGTTCCTGGGATTCTTGATGATGGCGTGCCAGATGATGGGGTACCACGTTTTCACGACTGAAGCCTGGGGGATGCTGGGTATCGGCGCGGCAGCTACATGGAAGATGGGGGTGGACAGGAAGTAATGACCACCCTGATCATCACCCTCGTGATTGGATTGGCGGTGGTGGTCTACTTTGTCCGGCTGGGCAGGAATCTGGAGAAATCATCAAGTTACAGAACGGCTTTGGGAATTCATGGAAAGGTCAACAGGATACGCGATGCTTTACGCAAACAACGCAAAAAGGATTACAAGCGCCTGGAGGATGACCCTCGTTCTGTGTTTACTCCTCCTGACGATTAGTTGTCATTCCCTGCCCGGCGGGAGCCTGAACATCGCGTATCCAGAGCGCCCGGAAGTTCCTGCCCTGTTCTTTGATGATGAAGGTGATCACTGCTTGAACAACGAGGAACTGACGGCGCTCGGTAAATATTACATCGACAGCAAGGCGTATTACAAGGAAACAGAAGCCCTGCTCGATGCAGTCAATGGCAAATAACATCGCGGCTTTATTATTGTTGATCGCGTTGGTCTTGCCCTCGGCTGCATCGTCCTGGGGTAACAAGGACAGCGTGGTCGAACCGCCCCGCGAAATGGTGGTCGGCTGGTCGGTCAACGAGGTTCCGGCCAATGTCACGGTTTATTACGATGTAACGGGAGACGGTGCGGCGGATATTGTGTTCGCCCACCCGATTGTATCGATGAATGCGGGGGTGTACTGCAACGCGGCGCGTAAACCGGGGGAAGGACAATTACTGTTTACGACCTGCCCCGCTGAACACGCGGCGGATTACTTCGTGACGCAGCAGTGGACATTATATAAATTCGTGGGGGGCAACTGGAGCCGCGTCTACCAGTATATCGAGAGAAATGAACGAACAGGAACTTGCAACATACGAAAGAGTGAGCCGGACACTGGGTGTCCGCACGGCGAAGCAGAAGGAAGTGGCCGTCCGGGAGACTGAAGACCTTGGTGTGGCTGGAACGATCAAGAAGGCTGTTGCCAATATCGGTGGTGTGGACGAACTGACGCTGTGGGCAAAATCAAGCGATAGAAATCGCAGGGAACTTTTTGGCTGGTACGCGAAACTCGCCCAGAAAGAAGAGAATGATACCGGGACGAAAGTCCAGGTGAATATCATAAATTATAATGGTCAACCTGACACTACCACACAAGTTCACACCGAGGAGCTACCAGGTTCCCCTGTTTGAAGCGTTTGATAACGGGATCAAGCGGGGAGTGCTTTGCTGGCACAGGCGTTCAGGAAAAGATAAATGCTCTCTGGCATTATGCTCAAAAATGATGTTCCAGAGGGTGGGACAGTATTACCACCTGTTCCCGACGGCCAGGCAGGCGAGAAAAGCGATCTGGGATGGCATTGATAAGTCTGGGTTGAAGGTGATGGATCATTTCCCGAAGGAATTGATCAAGACGAAGAATGAAACGGACATGAAGGTCACTCTCTCCAACGGGAGTATTTACCAGTTGGTCGGAACCGACATGGGACTGGATTGGCTGGTGGGAACAAATCCCGTGGGGCTGATCTTCTCCGAGTATCCGATTATGACGCCGAAAGCCTGGGATCTGCTGCGCCCGATTGTGAGAGAGAACGACGGCTGGGCCTTGTTCATTTATACACCGCGTGGACAGAATCACGGGCATAAATTGTACGAGATGGCGGACAAGAATGATAAGTGGTTTTGTTCCAAGTTGACGGTGAAGGATACCAGGCGGGATGCCGAGGGGGAAGACGGGTCATGGGTGGTATCGGAGGAAGATATCGCTGATGAAGAACGTGAAGGACTTTCGCCGGAACTCATACAGCAGGAGTATTTCTGCTCGTTCCACGCGGCCATTCCAGGAGCTTACTTTGCCAGGGAGATGACGCAGGCGGAGGACGACGGAAGGTTTTTGAATCTGCCGTGGGAACCGAAGATTGATGTTTGCACGGCATGGGATCTGGGCGTGGATGACGCCACGGCAATCGTGTTCTACCAGACGGTAGGCAACGAGATTCGTTTAATAGATTACTACGAGGCCAGCGGTGAAGGATTGCCCCATTTTATCAATGTTCTCAAATCAAAGCCCTATGTATATGGCGCTCATCATGCTCCCTGGGACATCGAAGTCCGGGAACTCACTACGGGGAAATCCAGAAGGGATACGGCGCGAAGTCTTGGAATTAATTTTACAGTGGGAAAGAAAGTCCGCGCCAAGGAAGAAGCCATTGAACAGGGCAGGCAGATTATTTCCAAGTGCTGGTTTGACAAGCGCAAGTGCGAAAAACTGATCTCCGGGTTGAGGAACTACCACAAGGAATTTGACGACAAGCTGGGAGTCTACAAGAAAACACCGGTACACAACTGGGCATCGCACGCTGCTGATGCGTTCATGCAACTGGCAATGGATTACCGGGCGCCAAGGGATGCCCCATTACAAACCATGGCAGAACAGGAGTTTGAGGTTTTCTGATGAACTTTTTTGATATTTATTTTTCAGTGATGGGAGGCAGTCCTCCACCCCCGCCCCCAGCTTACAGCCCACCCCCTCCTCCTCCAACGCTGGCGGCGTCGAGTGTAGAAATAGATGAAGCCAAGTCCAGGAAACGGAAGGCGAAACAGAAACGCGGTGGACGGACTTCCCTGATTACGAATGTCGGCGGTGCAACCGGGTTGGGAGAGGGTGATTCCGGCAAGAAACGAACGCTTGGAGGTTACTGATGAACTTGTTGGATGTTTTATTGGCAAGTTGTTTTGGAGCAACTCCTGGTAATACCCCACGGCAACGACCTACCGGATTAACACAATTCCCTCCATTGGGGGAGGATTCGGGTTATGAAACATTAGAAGGTAGAACTATTTACAATAATAAAACAAAGGTTGGGCAGCCGAAATCTCAATCTTCTGAACGGGGAAACACTTATCAAGATCCAAAAACAAAAAAGTATGTCAATTATCCTAGTATACATAAAGGCAAGCATCTAAGTGAAGATGCAGCGCGTGAGCATGGCATTAAGCATAATTGGATAGACCCAGAAACTGGACGTAAACCAGTGTTTTATGACTCGCCTGAAGAAGCAATAGAAGGATCAAAAAAACGATCAAAAACATTAGGAAAAAGAAAAAAGAAAAAGAAAAAGAAAAGGTAAATTATGAACTTATTTGATTTTATTGTTACAGGATGTTTTGGTGGCGCTCCGAGTCTTCCCCCGATGCCCCC